TGGTCGGCTACGATCACATGCGGAATTCAGCCCAGCAAACTCGCGGCCATGGCCGGACAGCTTGATGATGATGGCCTACTGCAACGATTTTTGATCGTGTCGTCCGGGCGCGACGGCGGACAGGGGCTGTCACGCTCTTGGGATACGACTGCCGCGAAGGCATGGGCGGATTTGCTGAACCATATTGTCGAGATCAAGCCGGGAGGTTCGCCGGTAACGCTGTCGTCCGAAGCCTCCGCTATCCGCAACAAGGCGGTTAAGTACATATACCAGATCATAAATTCGCGGATGATCTCCCGGGCCTTTTGTACGGCGCTCGGCAAGTGGGAAGGCACGACTGGCAGGATGATGTTGATCTTCCACGCGGTAGCGTGCGCCCAGCAAAGAGTACATCCGGAAACTGTCCCAGTGTCCGGCGCAACGGCGCAGCTTGCGATCGACTACATGCTCAAGCATCTGTTGCCGCATATGGTGAGCTTTTACGAAGACGGGTTAGGCCAGTCGGCTGCCCATGACATCGCCAAGTTGCTCGCCGGCAGGATTGTGGCGCGTGGCGATACAGAAATCACCATGCGCGATCTGTCCCAATTCGGACCGCACAAATGGCGGTTGGCGAACGAAGACGTCCAACGCCAAGCGCTATCCAAGTTGATCGAGGGAGGATGGATCGAGCCGATGGAAATGGCGAATCAGGTATCGCGCCGGCCCTCGCGGTATCATGTGAATCCGCACGTGCACGCGCTGTTTGAAAAGCACCGTGCCGAGGAGCAGGCGAAGATCGAGGCGGCGCGGGAGATTGGGCGCAGGGTGCGGGCGGGTGCCAGCGGATAATTACGGGAGAAATGACGAATGCGCTGTGGAGACTGCAAACACTACGAACCGACGAGGAACCCCGAGACGAACAGGCCCCTTACGAGTCAAGATGGGAATTGCACGTACCCAGTGGAATGGCCGAAGTTGCCCAAAGCATTTCTTCCGGACCCGTGGACACACTACGGGATGAGCAGGAGGATTCAATACCCGCAACGCCGGAAAGTATGGAAAAACAATAATGAACCGTGTGAACTTTTTGAGGCGCGGACAAAGACAACGAAAACAGATGCGCAGATGGCATTGACGATGCACAACGTGCAAACTTAGGGGCGCGTGCTGGCGGGGCTAGTGGGTAATGAATCCTAAAATGGAATGGCAGCACACAGGCAAGATCACAATGCGCTCGGAACCGTATCTGGTTATCCGCTACCCTACGCACTACCTGGCATTGCACGGACCGCAAACCGAGCGCGTAACCATTGGCAGGTATGCTACGGCCACCGATGCGAAAGCCGCGTGTGAGGCGCATAGCGCGTCCACGGGCGAAAAAAATCCCTGACGGATACGCACGCCAGGGATAAGCCCGGAACGCCCCGGGCGGAGGGAATCAAGAGTTTATCAGTAAACCGGAATCGTAGAATCCTGTGCTTTCATCGCACTGCACAGCGAGTCCAAAGTATAGGCGATCTCGCATGCGATCTCAATCTGCTTGATGATCACGATGGCCGACACCGGGTCGGAATCAACGAGTGCGGCGCGCAGTTCATCGACCAAATTTTTGGCGGTTTTGCTTGCGGTATCGATTGATGTCATTCTGTCCCCCCCCCCCCCCGACAACGCACATTTCGCGGAATTTAGCGGATTGCGCATCCCGTGCCGTAGCCCTTGCCGCATCCGCTGCCGCATCCCGTGCCGCAGCCCTTGCCGCAGCCAATTCCCCAGCCAATGCCGCATCCGCTGCCGCATCCCATGCCGCAGCCCTTGCCGCAGCCCATGCCGCAGCCCTTGCCGCATCCGCTGCCGCATCCCCTGCCGCATCCCATGCCGCAGCCCCTGCCGCATCCCATGCCGCATATAGATCATCGTCTGTGGCGACTCCATTTGCATGTCGCTCAGCGACATCGATAGCGGCAATACTGCGCGGATCGCGCATCAAATGCTGCACCTGTCGAGCGCACCATACGGCAAACAGCCTGCATGTCCTATCGTGCTCCGGCCCGATCGTGCGCAGACACCACAGAGCATCATCAAGACCGTTACTGTCGAGGATTGTTACCAATGGGAGAGGCTCGTCGTCGGCCTTGGTTTTGCCAAGGTGCGCCAGCAGTTTTCTCAATCCGCTTTTACAAGGCGAATGCTCGCGTATGGCGTTCAGTGTCGTGGTAATCATATGTCGAGTCTCCAATAGGTGGTGCGGTTCGGCAGCCAAGTAAATGGGCGCCGCTGGGATAAGCACTCGGCAAGGGCTTTGCCGAATGCGATTACTGCATGGGAGTAGCGGATCACATTAGCCCCCGTTCTACCATGCTGGTAGCCTCGCCTATGGCAACGATGATATGGTCCAAGACCTTGATGTCGATTAGCTTAAGCGCTGCGACAAGCGTATCGGTAAGCGCCCGATCGGCCGCCGAGGGCTCCGCGAACCCAGATGGATGATTGTGGGCCAGAATCACAGCGCCGGCGTTGCACGCCAGACCCGCTTTTACGACTTCGCGTGGATAAACGCTGGTTTGTGTCAACGTGCCGCGGAATAGCTCCTCACTGGCGATCAGCCGGTTCTGCGCATCAAGCCATAGCGCGACGAATACCTCATGCTCTCGATCGCCGATATGCAGGCGTAGATAATCCTTGACGGCTTGCGGAGAAGACATCACTACTGGATTAGCGCGCATGCGCGAGTCCAAGATAGCCAGCGCCGCGCGGATTATCGAGTCGTCGTTGTGAACGGGTATTACGTATGTAGCTCTATCTTCTGATTGCGCTTTCATGTTATTTCATACTCGGCCTTGCGGCTAAGTCTCCTTGGTTTGTTTTCCGCGTTCCAGCGCTTGCATACCTGCCGCGCCTCGTCTTCGGTCAGACCGCGCGCGAGCACGTGCTTTCGACCCACCTGCTGGCGGAGATCGTTAGGCCACCCTTGCCCAGGCGCGTGAGCCCACCATGTCCGCGTGAATACTACGCAGCGGCCGCTCATGATGCCACCTCGCTGTTATCCATCGCCAGCTTTATCGCATCAATGGCGATGCGATTTATTTCCTCAATCCTGCGCTCAAAATCAGCAGATGCCCCATTGCGATAACATGCCGCTTGCGGATGCGTGATAACTTCTTTCAACGCTTCGAGTAGTTGCTTTTCCGCCGACTTAGGCTTATCGAGGTATACGACAAACCCCGCGGTTCTTTCAAACCCGGATAGCAAATTCTCGAACGGGATGGAGTCGCGCATATCATAAAAATCATCTTCGGCAGATTGTGGGATAGTCCAGTACTCCGTCGTCGTGCTCTTTATGGGCGTCCTGCGCGCGCCAATAGCGCGCAATGCGGAATGGTAAGCCGGCTTCATGGCTGCGCCTCCGCTACCTCAATAGCCTTCCGCATGTACCGGAGGGCCATTTCTACCGCGCGATCAGCGGTAATGGTTTCCCCAAATAGATCGGGCTTGCCGACCCCGGTTATCTCCGTCAGGACGCTTTCTAGACGGGCCTTGATCAGGTCTATTTGCCGCTCCGCTCTTGGCTTGGCGGCCCATTGGCGTTCGGCCGACAATAATGCATCCATTTCGGCCTCATGCCCTGTGTGTAGTATGTCCATGTCAGTCTCCTTTCTTAGTAGCGAGTAGGTGGCATATGGCGTGATATGCCTCACTGTCCGTTATCCATCCCTGCGCGTGGCGCCGCAGGATTGTTGACAGCGCGGTCAGTGTTGCGGTGCTCATGATTGCCCTTTCAAATTTTGCTTGCGTAGCGCTTAGCCCACACTGGCAGGCTTTCCAGGCACTCTGCGAACTGTTCATCAGTTCCTTCCCACACAGAGCCGTAATCGGAATCGCCCAAGTATTTGAGGCCGGCATCAATCGCAGCATCAGCGATAGGCATGTACATCAAGTTAGCCGCATCCGAGTCGCCAAGGTGCCGCTCAAAATCCGCACCGTACGCTTGCCTTAAGGCAGCCAGATCGTCGGCTTCGGAGCCGTAATCGTTCGGTAGGTTAAGGCTGAATTTCATTCTGTTCTCCTTTGTGGTGGTGGGTTGATTCACCAAACCCGCCGGCAATGGCGGGGAAGGTCAAGCAACTATCAAACAATAAATTCTGGATGCTGCACGATAGCTGGTACACATGCCGCACGCGTGATTATTTCGTTGCGCGATCGCAACGAGGCCCTGGCCAGAGCCGAGTAACTGCGCGCCAAATAGCCTACAGAAAGTTCCAACATCTTCGGATCGCGGATGGTTTTCAGGTACCTGGCAAGGACTTCGTTAGCATCGCACTCGGCGCGTTCTCTCTTGTTCATTTCAGTTTCCCCTTCGTTTTTCCCGGCAGTCCGGTATGCTTTTCTATATGCAGAGTCCGTGCCAGATCGCCACAACCACTAATCAAGGACTTACAACGCGTCAATGTGACGTAAAACGTCACATTGGACAAAAAACGTCAGAATGTGACGTAAAACGTCACTTGTAGCAGATGTTGCACTGGAAATTGTGGTGCACTGCGGTAGATGTAGCAGATGTAGCACTAGCTTGACCGAGATCGATGCGGAGTGTAGAGATTGTTGCACTGATTCAATGCAAGACGTTCATTTTACCAAAAATGGATTTGTAGCAGAAGTAGCACCATATCCTTAGAAAAGTGTACACGTGATGCGTAGCGCGAATTTGGACCTCTCTCTCTTTTTATCCCCAAAATATTTCTATTAGGAAACTGTGCTACTTCTGCTACAATTCTATTTTTAGGAAAATAGAAAAGTGGGAGACATCATGGCAAAAACATTCATCGATTCTCCGGCCCGTAATCGCTTTGTGGCGGACTGGGAGGCTACCAAGCCTGTCGGGTATCAGTGCAGGCCATCGGATGCCGCTAGCGAGGTCAGAGCCCTATTGCCGGCCGGGGTTAGGCACAGGGGATACGGAGGCATGTCTGTAGCGCACGTGCTGGTGGCCAAGTGCGGATGGATGCGATCCATGTCGGGGATCGTCAAGCCCACTGCTGCCATGATGGCCGACCTAGCCCAGGACGATGCGATCTGATCCCAGGCGAAGCTCGCGGGCCAGCTCGAGGTCGGCCGACAAGGCGCTGGGTCGGCGAGCGCTCACTAACAATTTGCGCGGCGCAGCAAGGGGTGGGGGGGGGGTAGGGGGGGTATGCCCGGTACCGGGGCGGGTCCTCGTGAGTATGAGTATGCCCCCCCCTTTCCGCGACGCAAAAATTTTTGATAGGATGTTGTATGCACAAAGACGGCGTAGCCTTGCTGACTGATGATATTGAACGCAACGGAGAGCATAGTGTGCTCGATGCTATCGTGACGCGCATTGCTGAAGGCGAAGACCCTAAAGACATTGCCAGGAGTCGTGGATATACGTGGTACGTGCTGCGTCGGTGGATGGAAGAGAAACCTGAGAGGTTGGAAGCGTGGGCGTTGGCAAAGAGGTGTTTCGCGGACGGGTTGGCGTATGAAGCGCTAAGAGAGACGCGAGACGCTAATGCGGAGGAGATAGCGGTGTCGAAGTTGCGTAGCGAAAACTATACGAAGATGGCGGGAAGGTTGAGCAAGCGCGAATGGGGGGACGCCAAGGACGTGACGGTTGTTGAAGGCTTGACGATGGACGAGGCGCTTGGTGGATTTGCCGGGATGTTGCTGGCGAAGATGCGCGTGGTGGAAAGTGTGCCTGAACGCGTGTCTGAAAAAGAGGGTGTTGAAAATTTGGCGGCGAAAAAAAATTTGCCGGTGGTGGTTGATGATGTGGAGTGGATTTGATGCTTGATCCGGACGACGTTACCAGGATGCGGGAGTTGCCGATGGACAAGGTGATTCTGTTCTGGGATTCGCTGGAGAAGGAGGCGACGGCGAGGGGAAGCATCGAAGGGTTGATCCGCGAGTTGTGCTTGAAGGATTTGTTCTATTTGATGGTCAGGGTATGTGGGCGCGTGGATATGTTGCATCCATGGGTGTATTGGCGGACCAGGGAAGTCGAGGCCAGTCCTGATAATCACGTGGATCTGTGTGCGCGTGGGCACTTCAAGAGCAGTATTGTGACGTTTGGAAAGACGATACAGGATATTCTGAATGATCCGGAAGTGACGTTTGGGATATTCAGTCACACGCGGCCGATTGCGAAGGCGTTCCTGCGGCAGATCATGAGGGAGTTCGAGAGCAACAAGGTGCTGCATCGCGCGTTTCCGGATGTGCTGTGGGGTATGGATACGCGACAGAGCCCGAAATGGTCGGAAGATGACGGCATCATTGTGCGCAGGAAGTCGAATCCACCGGAAGCTACTGTGGAGGCATGGGGGCTGGTGGATGGGCAACCGACATCGAAGCATTTCAAGGTACTGATGTACGATGACATCGTTGTCGAGGGATCGGTGACTACGCCGGATATGATCGACAAGACCATGAAGGCTTTGGAGCAGAGCTATAACCTGGCGAATGAGAATTTTGTTCGGAGGTTCTGCGGGACGCGGTGGCATTTCAATGATGCGTATCGGACTGTGATAGACCGGAAAACGGCGATAGCGCGTGAAAGGCCGGGGACCGATGATGGGACGGAGACTGGTAACCCGGTTTTCTGGTCTCGGGAGTTGATGGCTGAAAAAAGGCGGGATATGGGTCCGCATACGTTTGCGGCGCAGATATTGCTGAACCCGAAGGCGGATGCGTTGCAGGGGTTTAAGCGGGAGTGGTTGCGCTATTACAAGATTCAGCCGACAAAAACAGTCAATTACATCCTTGTCGATGCGGCATCCAGCAAGAAAAAGGGCAGCGACTACACAGCCATGTGGGTTATTGGCCTTGGGACTGACGGCAATTACTACGCGTTGGATATGCTCCGCGACCGTTTGACATTGACGGAACGCGCCGACAGGTTATTCGAGTTGCACAGAAAGTGGAAGCCGCACCAGATACGATATGAACGCTACGGCATGATGGCCGATATTGAGCACATCAAAACAAGGCAGGAAAAGGACAGCTACCGCTTCGATATTGTCGAAGTTGCTGGACAGACAAGCAAGGTGGATCGTGTTGGAAGACTGCTGCCGTTGTTCGAGCAGGGCAAAATATGGCTCCCTGAATCTCTGCATAAAACAAACTATGAGCGTGTTGCGGTTGATCTGGTGCGTGCGTTTGTTGAAGAGGAATACGTTCCGTTCCCGGTAGGGCTGCACGATGACATGTTGGACGCCCTGGCGCGCCTTCTGGAACCCGACCTTCCGCTAGTGTGGCCGAAGGAGGAGGAAATTCGCGTTAGGCCCGAAATTCACGTGGTGCACAAAGGGTGGCGTTGACATTGCAGATAACTGGGGTATGCTGCTTAGCGAGCAGCAACTAACCGCATAGTTCCTAATCAGGAGGTAACTATGAGCTTCAAATCCGTGCAGAAGAGTATTGCGCGCAGTGAGAAGGTTCCAATGAAGGCGGCAGGAGCTATTCTGGCATCCGCGTCTAGAAACGTATCTCCGGCAGCCAAACGAGCAAATCCCAATCTGAAAAAAGTGAAAGGAAAGTAGCCATGGCAAAGAAAAAGGCCCCGAGCAAGGCTCCGATGCCCATGCCGACAAAGCCCGGTAAGAAGTGCTGAGTCGTGGCACGCAAATCTCCAGTCAGTACCGCGCCGGCCAAACCTGACGAGTTCGCCAAGCTCCGCGAGCGGTTCACCCGCGTCGCGGACATGTGGAACGATGACAGGAAGCGGTACAAGGATGACATGCATTTTCTGCACGTCGATCACTGGCCGCCAGGCGTGCGCCTGTCCCGTGAGAGTGACCTGACGAACCCGCGCCTGTGCTTGGAAATCGATCAGTTATCGCAGTACCAACGTCAGGTCATCAACGATTCCCGTCAGAATCGACCGCAAATCAAGGTCCGCCCAATCGATAGCGCGGCGGACATCGAAACCGCCCGAATTTACGACGGATTGTGTCGGCACTGGCAGGAAGCATCGAATGCCGATACCTGTTATGACATTGCCCTCAAATGCGCGACTGGCGGCGGTTTCGGGTACTTTCGCATCCTCCACGATTATCTGCATGATAAATCGTTCGATCAGGACTTCCGTTTTGCGCCGATCTCGAACCCACTGACGGTGTATTTCGGGGAGCATACCGAAGTCGATGGGTCTGACTGTAAGGAATGTTGGATTTGCGAGGAAATCCCGAAGGAAGAGTACGAGGAACGCTACCCTGGCAAGGAAACGACGAGTTGGGAAGGCGAAGGGTCGAAATACGGGGACTGGTGCGGCGAGAAAATCCGTGTTGCCGAGTTGTACGAACTGAAACTCGTACCGAAAACGATCCATCTGCTCGAAGACGGCACGATCTGTGACGACGAAGAGTATCAGGCCTCCGTGACTGAAGGAGTACCTGCCCAGCCGATCAAGGCAACTCGGGAAGTCAAGAAACGGTGCCTATACTGGTCGAAATTCAATGGCGCGGAGTATCTGGAAGCACCACGCGAAGAACCCGGCGACAGAATCCCGGTATTTCCAGTCTGGGCGAACGTGCATAACGTCGATGGCAAGGTAATCCGCCAGTCGATGATTCACAAGTCGAAGGATGCGCAACTCCTGTACGACTACGCGCAGACGGCATTCGCCGAACGTGTTGGACAATCACCGGAAGCCCCTTGGATTGCTGCTGAAGGGCAAACCGCTGGATTTGAAGACGAATGGGACGGCACTCGCAGTGTCCGCGTTCAACACTATCGTCCGATCAGCGTTGATGGCAAGCCTGTCCCGCCGCCTCAGCGTCAAAATCCATCTGATGTGCCTGCTGGCTTCGCGCAGGTCATGGTGCAGGCAGAGCACGGCGTACAGACCTCGCTGGGCATGTACGCAGCGTCGATTGGAAAGAAAGGAAACGCTACCAGTGGCGTGCAAGAGCAGGAACAAGCGCGCAAAGGCGACGTTTCGAGTTTCCACTATCACGACAACTTGGCGCGGGCAATCCGTTCGGCAGGAAGGTATCTGATTTCAGCGGCTCCGAAGGTTCTCGACACACCTCGCATAGTCCGCATTCTAGGAGTCGATGGCGAGGCGCAGCATGTACAACTCGATCCGTCCTTGCCTAGGGCTTCCATCGCGCAGGGGCCGAACCCGATATTCAACCTTGGTGTCGGCGTCTATGACGTAGCGGTCGATGTCGGTCCTTCCTATCAGACCAGCAGACAGGCATCCGCGGCCGGCATGCTTGCGCTCGCCCAGGCCGATCCGACGATGTGGCAGACTCATGGTGATCTGATTGCGGAAGCGCAGGACTGGCCTGAAGCGCAGAGATTTGCGGAGCGCTCGAAGTTGCTGTTGCCGCCCCAGGTACTGGCCGCAGAAGAAGCGAAAAAGCAACAACAGTCGCCTGAAGTGGCGAAGGTAAAAGCACAGGCCGAACAGGCGCTGGGGCAGAAGGACCAGGCAATCCATGCTGCGTCTGACGAGATCGAGCGGCTACGACAGGAGAATCAGAAGCTGACAGTGGCCGCACAACAGGCTGGAATAAAAGCGCAGGCAGCGACGCTCGATACACAAGCCATAGAGATCAAGGCCGAGCAGGACGCTCTGGCGAAGGATTACCAGATCGCTGAACTGAAACTGAAGTTGCAAGAGCAGGACGCTGTTCAACGTGTCACAGAGATGGCGCAATCTTCAACTGAACCCGTGGCGCAAGCCGAACCCGCAGAACCACAAATGGATGTTGCAGCTATCCTTCAGGCGGTTGCTGCCATGCAGCAGCCAGTCAATATCACCATCGATGGAAAAGGCGTCGTCTCAAAGCAGGGAAGGGCCGTTAAGCAGCAGGATGGGTCGTTCCTGATGGAATCTGTCGAAACACCACAATAGGAGAGAAGCACCATGGCAGCAGGCACAATGAAATGGTTCGCGCAGGGTCTGCATGACTTGGGGAACAAGATTCACGACCTCGATTCCGATGTATGGAAAATGGGCATCGTTACTACAGCAACGGTACCCGCAGTCAATACCGCTGCTCCACACTGGGGCGGCACAGGGACGACCAATTTCGCCACGAATCAGGTAGGCACTGGCGGCACGAGCTACACTGGCCCGATTACGTGCAGCAGCCCGACGTGGACCCTCAACGCTACCGGCGCTGTGATGGACTGGGCGGATACGAACTTTCAACTCGCGCAGGACGCCAGCGGATTCACGAACGGTGCTTACGGCATCATCTACAACAGCACTGACGCCAACAAGCGCGCAATTGGATACATTGAGATTTCATCGGGCGGGACAGCTAGCTTGGTTGCCGGGGCGGTGAATATCACCCTCAGCGCATCCGGCGCACTTTCTCTGTCGCAGGCTTGATCATGAGCCTACGTGATGAAATCCTCGCAGGAGGGTTCGACCTGGCCCACCGGGATGATGGGGCGATTGCTGCTGCGTTGTCGGTCGGGCGGACCAAGATTGTCGAAACCCGAATCGGCTATGACACAGTGCTAGCTACGTTGGGGGCTACAGCAGGATCGCAGGTGCTCGATACCTTGGAAGCCCTTGCGCCAACGGTACGACCTGTGTATTGGGCGATGAAGCTGCTCGATGCCGGGCGGCTTGACGTGGCGAATCCGCAAACGCGGGCAAGCATCGATGGGCTGGTTGGCGCGGCGATGACACAGGCGCAGGCCGACGCGATCAAGGCGCTGGCCGTGGTGCCCGACCCCGTAGACATCAGTGCGGTGTCCAACGAACTAAACGCGATGGGGTACTGACATGACAACTCCGATTGTAAGGATCAACGCCGCCGCGAATATCACTGTCACGTCTGCAAACTCTGTCGCCAACAACGCATTCGCCAACTCAGCCGATGTGATGCGCCTGCAACAGTCGGCGATGTCAATCGCGGCTCTGCTTGCCGATTTTCGGCTGACATCCGTAACATTCGCAACAGCGCCTGTCGGCGGATTGGTGCAGCTTGTGCTTGTTGATCGCAAGTTCGACGGCACACAGGGTCCAACGCCTGCATCTACTCTAATGCCAAACAGGATTTATACCTTCTCGCCGGTGCCTTTGGCCTCGAACGCCTCAACAGGATGGACGATGGGCATCGACGGAGTGCCGCTCACGGCCGACCAGGATGCTTGGCTGTACAACAATGGCACTGCATACACCCTGAACAGCGGGTGGGTTTTGACGGCTCAACCGTGGTCGCCGGGGACTTAAATGTTGCGCCTTGACGGGCTGGAGAAATATCTTTGGCCTGATGTCGCATACAGGCGTCAGCCGTCGCGCATACTGTCGCTACGGCCTGAACTGCGCCGTAACCTCATCGTGCGCGTCGAGCCGGGATTCCCCGGTAACCTCGCCACGATGCAAGCGGCGACATCGTATCCGAACCAGCAGGCAGTCAGCGACGGTCTGGCGTACAAGACGGCAAGCAGCACCGGCAAGATAGTCATCCCTGCTGCATCGATCCCAAGCGGATCGGATGTCACAGCGCTGGTGACCATTCGCAACTATCAGCATGCAGGAAGCAATCCGGGTTTCTGGCGCAGCGGCAACTATTTTTTCATCATAAGCGGAAGTAACATCCGGCCGTGGATTCGCTGGCCGTCTGATATTTTCCTCCCATCATCCGGTCCGCAACTTGTCGATGGGCAAGACTACAACCTGATCTACCGGATCAAGTCGGGGTCGGTAGCGGACTGTTGGATCAACGGCCTGTATCCGTGGACGGCAGGAACTCCCGGAGCTACGCCGGCGCTCTCGATGACGGACTTCGGCTATCAGAATGCGACGACAGAAAATCTCGGTTCGCTTGGCCCGTTCTTCGTTTGGACACGCTTCCTCGATGACGCGACCTGCCAAGCCATATCGGCCAATCTGGCGAGTTGCTACGAGCTTGAGCCGATCAATATCTGGATGCCGACGGCGGCGGCCGGCAGTTTAGACATTACCGGAATACTCGGCACAGCAACGGCAAGCGGATTTACTGCCAATGTAGATCGACAACTTGCCATTGCTGGGTCGCTCGGAACAGCAACTGCAAGCGGGTTCACCGCAAACATTGATCGGCAACTTGCCATTGCTGGGTCTCTAGGCACAGCGACTGCAAACGGGTTCGATGCCACGATACAGTTAGCTGGTGCATTGAACATATCGGGCACTCTAGGCACCGCCGCGGCTGATGGTTTCAATGCGAATATCGATCAGCAAATTGCCATTGCGGCATCGCTTGGGCAATCTGTGGCCGATGGATTCGCCGCAACCATATCTGGCGGCAGCACAACACTGACATCTGCCGACCTTGCTGCAATTGATGCTTTGATCACGGCGCAATTGCCGAACATCGCAGCGGCGGTACTTGCAGCCTACGTCGAAGGAACGACAACCGTTCAGCAGGCATTGCGCTTGTACGACGCGGTTCTCGGAGGCAAGGTGATCGGAGCAGGAACAAGCACAGAGACATTCCGTGATTTGGCTGATACCAAGGATCGTATTATCGCCACGGTAGATTCCAACGGAAACAGGACGGCGATCACAAGAGATTTGTCGTGATTCGGTATTTCGGCCAGCGGTACTTCAAGGCCAGGTATTTTGCAGCGAGGTTTTTGCATGGCGTTTCGGAACTTGTTGAAACCGTTTCCGGCGGATGGGAATATGGAGGAAAGCGCCCATGGCATCCTTGGCTTGATTTCCCACGGCTCGCTGAAGTTGTCGAAGAGGACGAGGAACTTGCAGATGCGGTAATCGAGGCGGTATCGCAGTCCGTCGATATATCGGAGACACAAGCGCCACGGGCAGAACAGAAGGCACGAGCAGAACAGACGCTTAGATCAAGATTGGCAGCACAGCAGCAAGCATGGAAACAGATATACCTGGAACTGATTCAACTGGAGTACGAACGGCGCGAGCAGGAATTCGAGGATTTCCAGATCGCAATGTTGCTTTTTGAAATGTAAAGGATAACGAAATGGCAACGCTTACCGCAGGTAATAGCGCTACTTTTACACTTGGAACATTCCAGACGTTGAACATCAAGTCTGGTGGAAAAGGAACGCTATCATTCACCAGTTCGTCGGAGATAGCGCAGCCGTCGTTCACCGCGAACGTGGCGAATGGAAATTTCGGCCCATACAATGTGTCGATGTCAGTGGTTATGACTATGACTGATGGATCGGCAGATTATACTTTGGTAGGAAATAGTGATGTAACTGCGACAACTGATTCCATCACAGGAGTATCTAGTTTAGTGGTTGGCGGTCAAGTTGTGGCGTTGTCTGAGGTGTCGCCATACGTTAACTTGACTGCGACTGGAACTGCCTTCACTGGTGCCTGCGAATACGCCGGATACATCTGCACGATAGCTGCCGGAAACATCACTATCTACGATAACACCAGCGCGGCGGGGACGGTGATCGTGCCGACGACAGCACTGACAGTCGGCGCTTTCCCAATCTTTGGGGCAGGGACAAACGGAAAGATGGCACTTACTACAGGATGCTATGTTGTCTTAAGTGGCGCGGCTACGGTCAACGTGTTGGTTGGATAAGCGATGGCTACCTACTACTTTGATTCTGTTTTAGGCAATGACTCAACAGGTAACGGCTCGATGGCCTCGCCGTGGGCGCAGTACGATAACAAGTATTCTAGTATTTCTGCGGGCGACATTTTGTTGTTCAAACGCGGGACAACGCAGAGTATTGCAACGCAATACAGGTCTCTTAGAAGTGGAACCAGTATTACGACTCCGTTTAGGATGGGAGCTTATGGAGAGGGGGCAAACCCAAAATTCATATATACCGGAGTAGTATGGGGGTATATGTTGAATTTGGCAAACAGTAAATGGATTAGACTTGATGATTTGGATTTCGATTGCCAAAATCTTAATCAAGGGGCCTTATATGTTGCTGCGCAAGGCACAGGATTGTGTACCTCGATACTAATCAATCGGTGTAGAGTATTCAATGCTGGATTCTCAAGAAGTGGTATTGCAATAGTAAAAGATGGAACAGCAACAACAGCAACGCTATCAGACATAGAAGTAAATCGCTGTGATTTCTTTGATAATGGGGAGCACGGAGTATTGGTGGTTGCGGGTACAAATATTAGAATAAAAAAATGTCGAGCGTGGAGAAATGGCGCAACAGCAACTTATGGTGGGCATGGATTTTCGATGCTGTGGCATAGAACTATCGTAACCTTAGGATGGACGCTTGTTAGTGGGTCGGTGTACAAGCGAACACTCACGGCTGCAGAAGCATCAGGTAATGTTACTTATATTGCAGCCCCATACCCATACGACAGGATGACAAAAAATACAGGGACGCCAACAATGCCGGGAGTTGGCGAGTTTGGTGTAAGCGCTGGGGAACTCTACATCAACATAAACGCCAATCCGGTGGGGAAAACAATTAATTTTGCCTGGGGAAGGTGCGGAGACAATCTTATTGAAGATTGCGTGGCATTCGCTAACATAGCTAATCCTGTTGCACCATATACGGAAGGGCATGGCATTGCCCTTGACGATTTTACAGAAGACAGCATCATAAGACGTTGCAAATCATTCAACAATGAGGGGCTCGGAATATCAATCAACAGAGGTGATAGAAATACAGTTGAAGATTGTTTGGCATATGGAAACGGAATCAACGGTCTGGCTATCGGTGCTAGTCGTTCAAATATCGTTAGAAGAAGTACATTTGCAAACAATAATCTGGGCAATTCAATTGAACCAAATGGAAGAACCAGTGAAATTGCTGTTACGTTTGGAGAAGACCTAAATTCGGTGTCAGAAGTAGTTCTATCTGCAAAATCAGGTGGAATTCAGTATGGAATTGACTTCGGTTCGGCAGGGTCTAGTTCTTCAGTGAGTAAATGTAATATCACCGGATATACAACTCCCGTAAGGACCATAATACCGACGGGGTCGATTACTGCAAACCCATTGCTCTCCGGTACATATCGGCCTCAAATAGGTTCTCCGTTATTTGGTGCCGGTGTACATCTTGGTTACACCCGCGACGTTGAAGGGAAACAACGGCAGAATCCGCCGTGCATAGGCGCATTCGATGCGGCGACGGTTACTGTAGTCTAATGATGAGGTCGTAAATCACGACTGATGACATTGCTTGACATGCAACACCACTCTAAAGAGGAAGCAAAATGAGCGAAGAATCTGTAGTAGTCGAAACCCCTGCGGTCGCAGTCGAAGCATCTACCACCCCTGCCGTTGAAACGCCCGCCGTCGAGACTCCTGCGCCAAAGCCACCGACCCCGGAAGAACTTCAGAAGAAATTCGACCGGGATGCAGCGATGCAGCGTCGCAAGTACGAGCGCGAACTTCAGGCTGAGCGCGAGCAGCGTATTCGGTTGGAAGAGCGCCTTGCGAAAGCTGTGCCGGAGCGCCCCGCAGACCCAGAAATGCCGACTATTGACAAATTCGACAATTTTGATGAATATGTAACAGCGAAAGCTGAATACATCGCCTCGAAAAAGATCGAGACAACTCTTTCGGAACACGAAAAGAGGCAAGAGCAGAAAAGAGCGCAGACGGCGCAGCAGCAAACCGTCGAGGCTTGGAACAAGCGGGTAGCCGCCGCCGACATACCGGACTTTCACGATGTTGTGGCATCGTCCGATGTGCCGATGACTTCGGTCATGCAGCAAGCGATTATGGAAAGCGAGAACGGGCCGAAGTTGGCGTACCATCTGGCTACGAACCCCGCAGACGCTGAACGAATCGCAGGAATGACGCCCATAGGGGCGGTACGCGCACTCACGCTCATTGAGGAAGGCTTCAAGAAGCCTGTAGCAGTTTCAAAAGCTACGCCACCCATCAGTCCGGTTGGCTCGAAAGCTACGTCGATCAAGTCCTTGCTGGACGTGAAAGACTACGACGAGTTTGCCAAGCGACGGGCGGCCCAAATCGCCAAGAGGCGATAACCTCAATTAGGAGCAAGTCATGTCAAACGTCTTTGTTGTAACCGATCTGGTTGCCAAGGAATCGCTGCGTATCGCGCACGAAAAGGCCCAGTTTATCGGCACGGTGGATCGCCAGTACGATGATTCTTTCCGCTACAACCCTGGTGCCGGAGCGCATGGTCAGACCCTGCGCGTCAAGTCGCCAAACATGTACACACGCCGTGCCGGTTCTCGCGTCATGGCAGTGCAGGATCAGCCAGAAGTCGCGCAGACCATTACCGTCGCAACGCAGGACGGCGTGGACATGCGCTTCAATTCCGCCGAGTTGATCCAATCCGTCGATTCGGACGGGGCTTTCGATGAACTGTCCCGCAAGTACATCCAGCCGGCCATTTCTTCGCTAGTTTCCGCTATCGAGGCGGACTTTATCGCAATGTGTACCAAGGCCACCTACAACGTCGCTGGCACCGCAGGCACCGCGTTGACGGACCTCGTTGCGGTCGGTGCAGCTCGCGCCAAGCTGAATCAGAACCTGGCTCCGAAGGACGGCAATCGCTATATTCAGTGTGATTCCGTGACAATGGGCGGCATGGTCAATGGACTGAAAGGTCTGTTCCAAGACTCCGCGCAGATCAAGGAGCAGTACCGTGAGGGCATGATCGGCCGGACCGCTATGGCGGACTGGTATGAGAATGACCGCATGTGGTCGCTGACCAACGGATCGGATGTGACGGCTGATACAGATGCGTCAGCGCTGGTAACGGACGGCGGATCGACCATTGACTTCCATACGCTGTTGGCGGTAGCGCAACAGAAGGTTGGGCAGGTGTTCACTATCGCTGGCGTGTATGCCTGTCATCCGGAAACCAAACAGTCCCTAGGGGCTCTGCAACAGTTCGTCATCACTGCTGTTGGTGCGTCCACGACTACGGTTAGCCCGTCGTTCAATTTGACAGGTCCGAGGCAAAACGTCTGTTCCTCGACTGGCGCGCAGTTGGCGACCACGGACTTCAACGCGAAGACTCTGACATTTGTTGGTGCGGCATCTACCAGCTACGTTCAGAACCTCATGTATCACAAAGAGGCGTATCAGTTCATCACTGCCGATCTGCCCATCCTTGACGAGGCGCAGAAGTGCGTGCGAGTCAACAAGGACGGGCTCAGTCTGCGATGCTGGATGGGGACGGACATTCGCAACGACGAACTGTTGATGCGGATCGACATCCTGTATGGAATGGCGGCTCTACGTCCAGCCTGGGGTTGCCGGATCGTCGGCGCGGCTAACTCCTAATCCACCGATCACTGAAAGGAAAACATCATGGCTTCATATGAACAAGTCGATTACGGCAGTCCGGACGGCGCGTTGATCGGTAAGACATCGACTAGCAAGATCGGTTTCTACGGCGCTACCCCTGTCGTTCAGCGTGCGACAGGCACGACCCATACCACTACCAACGTGGTTACGTCGGCGTCATTCGGAACGTTGCAAGTCGCGCAGATTCAGGAGATTCAGAATACCCTGATTGCGTTGGGCATCTGGGCGGCGTAGTAGCCAGGGCCTTGTAAGAAATGAGGGGATCGTTCTCCGTGTTGCACATTGGGCACGGGGATCGATCCTCTTCTTTTCTAAAATGAAAGTTGTACTGTGCCTTCCGACACTAACACGCCCATACCCGCAGACTTTGGCGGCGATTGAAGCGTCTGTGCCACTTCTGGATGCGGCTGGCCACGAGCACTATATGGTCAGCGAAGTCGGTTGCCCTTACATCAGCGGCGCTCGGGCAACCATGCTACGCAAGGCACTCGACGTGAAAGCTGATGCGGTAGTTTTCATCGACCACGATCTTTCGTGGAATCCGGCCGATTTGGTGAAGTTGATCGAAACCAAAGCCGATGTGGCTGCCGGCCTGTACCGTTTCAAATACTCGGACAAGGTCGAGTATATGGGAACCCTTGATACTGACGATAAAGGATTTCCAAAAGTGCGTGATGATGGCTGCGTAAAAGGGGATCGTGTGCCGGCAGGGTTCCTCAAGGTTACGCGCGATGCAGTCAACCGTTTCATGAAGGCATACCCGCATCTGATGTACGGCGAGGCATGTAGTCCGTCAGTCGATCTATTCAACCACGGCGCGCACAAAGGCGCATGGTGGGGAGAGGACTACGCATTCAGTCGGAACTGGACGGACGCTGGCGGAGAGATTTGGATCGTTCCAGACCTGACCATAACGCACCATTCGCCCGAGGAAGCATTCGAGGGCAATTACCATGAATTTTTGCTTCGGCAACCAGGCGGCTCAAAATGCTCAAATTGATGTACTCAGAAACTGGCGGGTTCCACTACTTTCTCGATGGTAAAGCGCCTGCCGGGTGGGTTGATGGCGAACCGATCCGAAAGGCTCTGCTTGACGCAAAGAGCAAAACTGATACACTTAATGAAGAAGCATTGCAATACCCACTGGACGCGCCAACACGCCGTCGAGGTCGCCCTCCGAAAAACATAGTGGAGAACGATCTTGGCAACAGCACAGACACTGATTGACCGCGCTGCCCGCCTCGTAGGCGGAGTCGCCTCAGGTGAGTCCTGTACGGCGGCCGAATCCGCTGATGGACTGATCGCCCTGAATGCCATGCTTGAAGCGTGGCAGATCGACAAGTTGGACGTTTATGCGTTTGTCGATACGGCGTACTCGTTGGTCGCCGGCACCCAGTCCTACACCGTAGGCCCTGCCGGAAACTTCGCCCTGACGCCTCGCCCGTCGAAGATCGAAGAGTGTTACGTCCGATATGCGAGCACGGATTCACCGGTCACTCTGATAACGTCGGAGCAATGGAACGCTCTGCCCAGCAAGGCCGATACTGCGACGTATCCTGACCGTGCGTATTACGAACCGTCTTTGGCGACTGGTACGCTACAGGTCTATCCGAAGCCATCGGCGGTCAGTTCGCTACATATCGTGACATGGCAGACGGTAACGACGTTGGGAACACTCTCCACGTCGATCGCCTTTCCGCCAGGTTACGAACGTGCAATGACCTTCAATCTAGCACTCGAATGGGCTGGACCGGAGTTTCAGCTTCCTATTCCAGATTACGTTCGCCAGATCGCCATGGAGTCGCACGGAGCACTCAAACGGGCGAACAATCGTCCCATCTCGAATCATTCTCCGATGGGGGCGGTGTGGGCAGGTCAGCGCTCGCGTATCCTGACGGGGCCGTAAATGCGCCTCCAAATCGTCCCCGATATAGACTCGCGTGACGGAACGAGCGACCGTGACGAACGACTTACGAATGTTCTAAGCGAGGACGACAACGGGCAACAAATAGCGACGGTTCGTCCGGGACTTTCTGCTGTTGTTACGGCATCCGGAACTGGTGGCAACCTAACCACATTCAATGGCTCGTTGGTCTCCGTGTTCGGCACGACTGTTGGAATCGGCGAAGGGCCTACGTCGGTCGGCACAGTGGTTTCTGGACAGTTCGACTTTTGCGCGAGCCCGATATGAGGCTGTCTGTCGTTCCAAATGTCAGCACGAAGGACGGGACGAGCAACAAGAATGCTCGACTGACTAACATGCTGAAAGAATCCAAGAAAACGGGCGACAAAGCCGTGATTCGTCCTGGTCTAGTTCTTGATGCCCAAGCGAGCGGGATCGGCAATGGAATTGTGTCATTCAACGGGGAATTGGTTAGCGTGTATGGGGCGACGTTGGGATTGAACACTGAAATAGCATCTGGGTCTGATTCGGCAGCATACGCTATTGGAACAGGGGGCCTTGAAGTACAAGTGACCATTTGGCTTAGTTCAGGAAGGTGGCTAGTTGGCGGACTGGATTTTGATGATGAACTGGCTTACGTATTCACGGGGGACGCCGAAGGTTCGATGGCCTTGGATAGCGCAGGATACACCGGCGCTAATGACATGTTCAGTATTGCCACTAGCGGTACATCTGTTCTTATTGGTTCTGCCAACGGGTCTGGATTAGGAGGTTCACCTACAGTTAAGAGATCAGAGATTAGTGGCTCCCTGTCATTTTCAGATGTAACACCAGGTGGTGGAACTCAATCGCCTATGGGATTACGGTATTACGCCGGAACATACGTTGTTTGCTATTCGAAGACAGGGTCAAATGCGATAATCGCTAGATCAACGGATGACGGAGTTTCATGGAATTCCGCTACGCTTAATTTGAGCGGTGGGCGTGATGTTATGTGGGACGGCACTCAATGGATCGTGATGGGATGGTACGACCCCGGAAGTGGGCCAGTATTTTGGGAAAAAACTAGCACTGATCTGATAACTTTTTCACCGGTAAGTACAACCGGATTACCGTCGGATTTCCAAATTGCGTTGGCAGTTTATGGACAAGGCAAATACTTTGCGCAAGGAGTTCATGGGGCCAACTATGAATTGTGGCAATCTTCAGACTACACTGTTTGGTCACAGATTTCCGGGGATTTTAGAGGGCTCTGTGTTGATGAGACTGGCGCAGTGTATGCTACAAAATTAACAGGTGAGGTGTATAAATCAATTTCCGGAGTTCTAACCGAAGTTACTGTTGCAACAAATCCTGGATACATGGGTCATCTATCAGCGTCAGATTCTGATTCAGCCCTGCTTGGGACAAATCTTAGTAATTACATTCGAGTGTCTTTTGGTGCCGGAGAAGCAACAATTCCAGCACTCGCCACCATAACCGGTGACTATTACGACTTCGCCCAAAGCATAATATGAGCCAACTTTTACTGAAGACTAAGACAGTCGGATACTACATGGTGCAGAACGCGAACCAGGCCCTGTACTCGCAACTGTTCAGCAATGCGGCATGGACCAAGACGAACATCACGCTGACCGCGAGTCAGACTGATCCGAACGCAGGAACGGAAGCCTTCACGCTTACAGCTAATGCAGCGAACGCAACCATGCTCCAGTCGATTGCCCTAAGCGGAACGAAAAATCGCACGTTTAGCATCTACCTGAAGCGCAAGACTGGCACCGGGAACATTAGTCTAACGGTCGATGGCACGACCTACGTGGTAACAGCGATAACCGGATCATGGGTACGGTACTCGACTGCTCTACTGGCATCCGGAACCGTAACGTGTGGCATCAAGATCGCCACTAACGGCGATGAAGTCTATGCGGCATGGGCGCAACTTGAGGATACAAATGCTGCCGCTCCGGGTTACACGACCTATGCCACGAATACGGCAAATCGATACACCGTGACGCAGATCGTTGATGCTGATTATCCGGCGAACACGGCGAGAGGTTGTGCGTTCCTTGACGGTAGGTTCTTCGTCATGGATGAAGCATCAGCAGACATCTACCAGTCTGCTCTGGAGGATGCTTCATCATGGGCGGCGCTGGAGTTCATTGGTACGCAGATCGAACCGGACGCCGGGGTGTACCTTGCCAAGTACAACAACTACATCGTGGCATTCAAAAAATTCTCGACAGAATTTTTCTACGATGCTGCGAATGCTACGGGATCAATCTTAGCCCCGGTACAAAACGCCGCATTCAAGGTGGGTGGCGCAGCGGAAGGATCATTCCGGGAGATGGCAGGGACGGTGGTATGGATGGGCCAGTCAAAGGATGGATTCGGGCGCGGAATTTTCCAATTGAATGGGACAGCCCCGGAGAAGATAAGCACCCCGCAAATCGACAAGATACTAAATGCCGATTCCTTGGCGACGGTCTATTCCTGGTCTTGTAATGTCGGATCGCATTTGCTGTACGGGCTGACCCTAGTCACAACGGGCGTGACGCTAGTCTATGACTTCACGACTCAACTATGGTCATTCTTCACCTACCTGACTTCGAGTGGCGTCAACAAGACCGTGACGGCGGTTTCTGCGGCCGGTGTGGCGACTTCAGCGGCTCATGGATACTCGGACGGCGACATCGTGCTTATCGCCTCTACAAACGCCTCTTTTAACGGTTGGCACGTTGCTACAGATGTGACGACGGATACGTTTCAGTTGCAAGCGACCGGAACAGCGTTCAGTGGTTCGGGGACGGCGACCAAACATACGGAATCGTATTTCCCAATCATTTCCTCTACGGCGGCGAATGGCAAGCAGTACATGCAACATGCCACGTCCGGGGCGCTATACGAGTTCAGTCAGTCGGCTTATGTGGATGCTATTGGCGCGATTGCCGCACGTATCAGAACTCCGAAGATGGACAAACAGACAACGAACTACAAGACGACATCCTCGGTCACGATAATTGGGGACAGAATCTCGTCTGTTGCGTTAATCCGTGACTCGGACGATGATTACGCCACGAACTCAAAGTTTCGCCCGGTCGATCTGAGTTCGGATCAACCGCAGATTCGCCGGCTAGGGAAGTTCCGCCGCAGGTCTTTTGAAGTGTTGCACGTCAAGAACGCAAATCTGCGCCTTGAGGCGCTTGAGATTGAAGGAGCATAATCATGGCTAAGACATTCGAGCAATGGATGGCAGATAACGGCTTTTCCAATGGATATGGACCGGGATACATCTATTCAAAGCAAGGCGGTTCATATGATCGGAATCAAGCGATCAAAGCATGGCAACAAGAGAACAGTCAAGGCTTGCTTTCTGACTTGCTTGGAGGCGCGTCAGCGGGCAGTGCAAATCCTTTTGGAAATGTTCCTACTATAGATTCCTCGAACCGCTTCGAGTCCGGTTTGTCCGATGCCGAATCCAGACTTCGCGCCCTGCTCGATAATCCTGATTCCATCAATCAATCCGCGGCGTACAAGTTCCGTGTCGGCCAGGGACAGGAAGCCTTACAGCGCAGTCTTGGCGCTAAAGGACTCTTGAACTCCGGTAACAGACTCATGGAACTAACCAAGTACGGGCAGGATATGGGGTCGCAGGAATACGCATCGCAGGCCGACAGACTTGGGAGCCTGCTCGGCAACTACACAGGCGGCTACACGGCCGACAAGAATGCGAATACTCAGAGGTATGCAGCGCAAGCTAACGCATGGAATGCCGCACAAGGAAACGCCGATCAGAACAGGTATCGGATGGGAAGTCTTGCTTGGGAAATGAGCAAGCCTCAGATGGTATATCGATCGACTAGCGGGATGACCGGGCCAGCTATTCTCGGCGGCATTGGTGGAAATACCCCGGTGGACTGGAACGCTTTCACGGCGGAACAGAATGCAAAACGCAGCTATCTGGATAACTACTAATCATGGCTACTAGAACGCTTCGAGACCTACTGGACTCCGGGATGTCTCCCGAGGAGATCAACGCCCTGTTATCGCAATCGACCGTTAGTACCGCAGGGTACGATCCGATGGGCACGACCGGGCGCGGAGAACCGTATGTGCCGCCGCAACCTGGGTATGGTCCGGCCGGCATGGTCGAGCAGGCTCCGCTGAACACGATCCGCAACAACAGCACAGGACGAACATTTTCTCCAACCGATATGGGCGGGCAGCCGAGTCAGCCGCAAGGCATGTCCGGACTTCCGTTGGACTACTCGCAGAACCCTGTGAAAACGCCTTACGGAACTGGTCAGTACCTGAAAGGCGATTCGACTCGGATGATGATTACGGACGGTCCGCAGTTCGGGAAGATTGTTGATCTTGGTCGAGACACTGCTGCTGAACGCGCAAGCACGAAGGATGCCTTAGCTCTGGACAAGGCCCGTGCAGATATAGCGCATACGCAGATGCAGACTGACCCAGTAAAGGCGGCTGAATACGCTCGTCAAGTAGCCATTGGAAAGCAACAAGGAGAGATGACCGGATTCAACACAATGGCACAGCAGAACGCCACTGGACCGAATGCTTTGTCTGGACTTCCCCCTGCTATGGCTGATCAAGTTAAAGCCCTCGCTGAAGGTCGTATGGCATTTCCTAGCGGGTTTGCCTTGAAGTCTCCATACTGGCAGCAGATGCTACAACTAGTCTCTCAGTACGATCCATCATTCGACGCGATCAACTACAACAAACGGAACAAAACGGCTACCTCGTTCGCTGCGGGACCTACAGCGGATAAGGTACGGAACTTGAACCAGTCACTCGTGCATGCCGCGAAGCTTTCAGACAACATCGAAGCCTTGGATAACTCAAACATTCTTCCGGGGTTGGTAAATCCTGTATCGAACTTGGCAGGAGAGCGCCTGGGCGGACAGACAGCGCAAAACAACTTTCGACAAACGGCGCAAGCGTTGTCGTCGGAAATGCGGAAACTATTTGCCGGCGTCGGGGGCGGGTCGCTAACAGAATTGCAGAAGTGGGAAGATTCATTGCCACTGAACGCGGGAAAGGAGCAGCAGAAAGCCTATCTTCAGAACGGCATGGATTTGCTCGCTGGAGGAATGACCGCGCTTGAAGGTCAGTACAAGGCGGGCATGGGGCCGAATGCCACGATAGATAGTCTGATGTGGCCTAAAGCGATGGAGGCTGCTCGGAAGTTTGGTCTGAAACCTGAATTGGAAAACCTAAGTAGCGGATCAAAACCGAAACTGACAAATATCGATGCTGAGGCATTGGCATGGGCGATGAAGAACCCAACTGATCATCGCGCTGATGAAATAAAGGCGAAACTAGGAGTCCAATAATGGGTTCATTCGATCCAGATGCCTACCTAGCCGGTAATGGTCAATCAGGATTCAATCCTGATGAATACCTTGCTTCGAAAAAAGACCCGCACATGGGCGCATTTGGCATTCCAGAAGCAGCAGCGAACATCGTTACAGGGATGGGGGCTAGTGCCGTAGGTGGACTGGCTGGAGCGGGTACGTTCCTTGGCGGTCTGTTAAGCGGAGAGTCTGCCGGTAATTCGCTTGAAGCGGCGCAGAAAAACCTTGACGCTATTCAGCAGAAATTTACCTATCAACCTCGTTCGGTTGAGGGTAAAGCAATATCTCATATTGCCGGACTTCCATTCGAGTACGCTACAAAACTAGGACAGGGGGCAGGAGAACTTATTGGCAGTCCGTTTGGACTTCAAGACGAGGGAAACCTTGCTGGTGGTCTTGCTGCGGGTGGAGCAATGACATTGCTTGGCGGTCGGGCTGCGCTGAAGTCTTCGCCTAACTGGATTCCAAATGCTAAGGCCGCATTTGATTTTGCAAAGCAAGAAGCACAGAACATTCGCGCTCCGAATGCCCCTATTGAATACGCTCCGTCAAAGATGGCTGAATTGGCTAAAGATAGCGTAATCAACGCTGGAAGAATCGAAGCCAGTAATGCTGCAAAACGAATTGGCGCTCAACTTAACTCAGGAGAGTCAAATCCGACATTCTTGAATAATTTAATGTCCGGTATGGCCGGGAATCAAGAGGTAAACACCGCGCTATCCATCAAAAACAAAACTGGATGGTCGCAAGCAGCAGCAAAAGAACTCGGCATTCCGTCATTGACTATTGATAACTTAAAGGCAGGCAGAGAGAATGCAGGACTCCCATACAGGGAAATGCACAAGATCAAGAATATCGCCAGCGGCGATGAGGTCATTTCTGCAATTGACAAGGTTAGCAACCTTGAAGGGATGACACCTGCTGTAGCTGATTTCATTGCAGAAGACGTATCTCCGTTACTGGATAAACTGAAAACAGCAACCGGAGAAGGGGTGAACGGGACTGACATTGTAAATCTGTCCAGGAAACTTCGCAAAGAGGCTAACACGACATACAAGAATCCTGCTCCCGAAGTCGGAGCAGAGGCTCTTGCTGATGCTCGTATGGCAGTTTCTAAGGCACTTGAAGACCTTGCTGCGAAACGGCTTGAGCAAATGGATGTGCAATCTCCAGGTAAAGGGTACGGCGATCTGGCCGCTAGACTAAAATCCGCAAGAGAATACATCGCAAAATCGCATATCGTGGAGAATGCTACTAATGCGGATACCTTCTTTCTTGACCCAAAGAAGATTGCAAAACTAACAGCAAAAGACAATGCGATTACGGGAACGCTTGCTGATATAGGTAAAGTAGCAAACAACTTCCCTGACGTTGCGAATATCAATGCAAAAGCATTGCCGATTCAAGCACACGTTTATCGTACTGGTATCCCTGCGGCTATTGGAGGGGCTATTGGATTCATGTCTGGTATGCCAGCAGAAGGTGCGGCTGTAGGTGCATCAGTCGGACTTATCGGAAGCACTCTTCTGAAGAAGTATGTAACTTCCAAAGGCTACCAAGAACGTAACGCTATCCCGCGCGATTTTCGGCCTGCTCCTACTCGTCCGCAACCCAGAATTGTTCCAATCAACAAGGACATTCCATACAACGGGCTTCCTGCTATTCCAGGTGCAATGGTAATACCGCAGTCATGGCGTGAAGGCATCAATGCCAAGATGGAACGAAGCCCTCTTCCTGTCATTCCAGACCAACTACTCCCTTTGTCCGAACAGTACCCGCAGGGTATTCCGATTGGCGCAGCGGAAGGACGGATGCCGCAACCAAGCACTCCGCTTCCTAAGTTGTACCCGGATAACCCATTGCTTCAAATTGCCGACGAGCAACCGACAAAACTTTCAAGTCTTGTTGAGTCAATTCCGTTCGATACAAAGTTCGACGTTGCAAATCATCCGCTGATTGTTAAAGCCACTCACGATTTCATAGATGAAGCCGCAGCATTGAAGGATGCAATTTCAGCAGAACAAAATGGATTCAAGAAAGCACAACTTGAGGCCAAATTACGTGGCACAGAGAATCGCTTCATGGCAGGATGGAAGGAACTCGGCTTCAAGAATGAAGCACAGTTGCGAGATTTGACGCAAAAACTTTATCAATCCGGTGGCGAGACTCAGCGTGGAATTGTCAAAACAAAGTCGCTGAAAGACCTGATGCAATGACCCAAGTCCCACTAGCTCCGCCGCCACCTACCGGAAACTCTATAGATAGATGGCTATATCTGCTGTGGCGTAATCTCACAGCGACTACGGCTGGCTATACCGTAGCAACCCTACCTGCTGGAACTGTCGGCGATCGCGCATACGTTACCAATGCTCTCGCTCCTGCCTACGGTGCTGTTGTTGTCGGTGGCGGGGCTGTGACTGTCCCTGTTTTTTACAACGGAGCGGCTTGGATTTGTGCTTAGGTTTTTCACTCAAGGAGAAACATCATGAAACTGAACTACTCCCAGGGTAACAACTGCTTCGCCGTGCTCGCAATGGGCACGGCTTGGTAAGCATGCATGGAGCGGTAAATGGAACTGCACGACGCCGTAACGATGCCAGCGATCCAGAAGGTGAGCGCCATTACCACAGTGGCCGGTAGCGGGGCGGCGATCATCTTCGGCTTGTCGGCCAACGACATCGCCGCCCTGATTGGCGCGACGGTGGCGGTATGCGCGCTGGTGCTCAATGTGGCGATCACCATCTACTTCAAGCGAGCGCACCTCGAATTGGTGCGGTCCAGATTGCAGCAGCGGCGTGAAGGCGACAAGGAATTTTGCCCCACCTGCCCGTTAAGCGAAGAGGGGAAAAATGAGTGAAAAGATTCCTACGATGGCTGACCGCCCTGATCGCCCGCAAGGCACCCGAGATCGTCGAAAAAATCACGACGGTGCTCGGAATTCGCGGGTGATGCGCGCATATTCCGTGCGCTCATGGTTCATTGATGGACTGATCACCATCAGCAGCGGACTGGCGATTGCCCTGTTTGCGGCGATCATGGTCTGGATGTTCGAGCCAGTGACCCAATATATCGAAGTCGTCGGCGTGATCGTAACCGACGAACAGGGCCGGCAGACGCGACAGTTCTGCCCCGGCGAATCGATGCGCATTGTATGGACCGTCAAGCGGGTCAAGCCGGCGGACGCCGTGCAGGTTTGGGTATCGATGCTGGATCGCAATAGCGGCGACATCATCATGCGCAAGGAGGTACCGCCGATCCATTGGCCGAATGGCATTTCGCAGCGGATCGTGCATACCGAGATACCGGCATTCGCCCGTCCGGGGCGCTATCTGTACATCGTCGGCACGAGTTACGCGCTCAACCCGATGCGCCATGGCTACTACGAGTATCCGCCTATCGCGTTCGAGGTGGTGCTGTGCAGGAAGAGCTAGTCGAACGCCGCACGCACTCACGGCTGCGCCGGGACCTTAACGACATCGGCCGCGACAAGGACGGGCATATATCCGAGGCCGAGATTCTGGCCATCGTTTTCAAGATCGCCATGCTGTACGTCTTCGTAAAGCATACCGATTCGGTGCTCCGGGACTGGATGGTGCTGCTGGTGTTCTGCTCGGCGTTCTTGGCACCTGACCTATTGAAGAAGATCATTTCACTGCGCACGCCGAAGGAATCCAAGCCGTGAAACCCTGCCCGCACTGCGGCAGCAAGGAGATCGATGGCCCGCACCTGATCGGGTACGCCGAAGATCGGTACCGCCCGCACTGGTGGCTCAAGTGCCAACGCTGCCCTGCGGCGATGGAGATAGGCGGAGCGACTGCGGACGAACTGATGGCCGCGTGGAATAAGCGTGTGCCGGTGGAGGACCAATGATCACCCTCGACCAGCTTCGGCAGATCATGCCCTTCGCCGGCAACCGAGCGATGATCTTCCTTGAGCCGCTGAACAACGCGATGGACGAGTTCGAGATCAACACCCCGCCCCGCGTGCGCATGTTTCTCGCCAACATCGCGCATGAGTCCGGCTCACTGCACTACACCGCGGAGATCGCCAGCGGCAGCGCCTACGATAACAGGGCGGACTTGGGCAACACCGAGCCTGATGCCACGTTGATTGCCAAATGGAATGGCAGCACTCCGGGCAGGTGGTGGAAAGGACGCGGCCTGATCCAAATCACCGGATACGATAACTATCGGGCGTTGTCGGATGATCTTTACAGCGATCCGAATCTGCTGTTGCACCACCCCGAGTTGCTCGAACAACCGAGGGACGCGGCCAGGTCCGCGGGGTGGTTTTGGAAGCGCAACGCATTGTGGAAGTGGGCGGATGCCGGAGACTTCGACGGGGTTTGCGACATGATCAATCGAGGCCACAAGACCAAGATGGTCGGCGATGCGAACGGCTACAGCGAGCGCTTGGATTTCTACCAGAGGGCGTGCAAGGTGCTGCCATGACTGAATCCGAACTCGCTTTATTGAAAGCCAAGCGAGACGACATCGTAGCGGACATCGACAGGTGCCTGGACGTTGCCAACGCTGATCCGCTTCGCGCCTTGGCGGCAATCGACGAGGCGCGCAAGGGCATGCAGGCGCTCTGGTATCGCATCTGGGAGCACCACCATATCAACGGCGGGTTGAATACCCGTATCCCAACGTGGCCAAGTAGGGAGGGCGTATGACCAGCGCGGAATCGATGCTGCTGACCTTGGCGATCGTGCCGATCATCCTCTTGTGGGCGGGGTTGTGAGCGCTCTGATCGCCTTCTTCGCTGGTCCGATTGGACGCTGGATCGTGATCGGCTTGGTTGTGGCGACTGCGGCCACCACGGCCTATTTGTGGGCCTACAACGCCGGCTATGCCAAGCACAAGGCCGAGACAGTGGCGGCCATCGCAGAAGCCAACCAGCGGGCTCGGGAGGCCGAGCGCGATGCCGCCGAAAGACTGGCGAAGGTGGTAACCGACAACAGAAAGGTGGTAACCGATGCACAAGCTGAAATCACTCGCCTGCGCGCTAGCGTGCGCGACGGTACTCGCCGGCTGTCAGTCCGCGTCGCCAGCGTACCAGGCTGCCCGGGTGCCACCCCTACCGCCGGAGTTGGCTCAGAAGCACGAGCCGAACTTGACCCAGCGACTGCTGATGATCTTGTCGCCATCGCAGCCGACGGTGACGCAGCCATCAGGCAAAGCAACGCCCTGATCGATGCCTACGCGATCGCGCGGGAGACGTGCGGAAAATGACCCTAATCCGGTTCCACATTCTCAGCTTGAGACTTAGGCAGGACGCGCCGTTTCCAAGCAAAATCGCGGCGCTCCAAGCTAGCCGCAAGATCGGCGTGCGCCGTTTCCCACAGCCAGAACGGTTGCGAAGCAAGCCCGGCGACCCAGCCCCATGCGCTCGGCGGCTTGTTGGAGAGCAGCCAGATGGCGATGGCAAAGAGGAGGAGGATGGCGGTCTGCGCGATCATGATGGGCTTTCTGTGCGTTTAGTAAAAATTCCGTTGATTCGATGGGTGTTTCGGCTGCTTGATGGGAAGTTTGGCATCAAATCGGAGGGCTATTTAGAGTTGGGGGTCTTCATTGCGTAGCCACCACCGGGAGCAAATCTTCGTTGCCTGCGAAGTCGTCGCGCAGGATTTCCAGCGAGTGGTCGGCGGCAACCTCGATCACTTCGCGGAACGACGCGAAGGGC